GATACGGGAATCATTGTGCAGAATTACAGAAGCGTTTCCTGCGGTGTAACGATCTAGCTCACGCGACTTGCCACGATTAACAGAAACGGAAGCAACGTAGTTTGTAACATCTGTGAGAACGTCACCGCCCAAAACATAGATGGAATCTAGAACGCCTTTGGTTGTGTCATCGAGTGTGAACAGATTGCCACCCGAAGCTGACAAGTCAAAGCCAATAAAGACCTTAGTTTGTGGGACTGCCATTACGCCGACTTAAATACCGGGCCGCTTGTGCGCTCATACTTCTTGATTGCATCCACAATGTCTTTGCCGATTGTCGCGCCGTTTGCACCCATGCCGGCATTCACCGTCACGTTGATTACCGCACCAGTTCCAGTTTTGCTTGCAGGTGCGCCAACTGCTTGTGAGTTTCCAATGATGCCCATCAACTCAGAAGCCTGACCAGAAGTTAGTGAGCCTTTATTCAACGCAGTCTGCAATGGCTTAGGCAAGGCAGCCATGCCACCTGAAATGATGAACCCTGCCTTCTTGATACTGGCAATAATTCCATCCACCATTGCTTGACCTTGTGTAACGCCTGCCTGATAAAACTGGTTCGCGCCTGCTTCTGCCAAAGTTTGCGCAGCTGAAGTAACGCTTGCGATCAGCGCGTTTGTTTCGTTGATTGCGCTCACGCCACCTGCAATGAGTTCATCTGCAATCTTCGTGCCTGCATCTGCGCCAGCGGCTAAGACCTGTTGAATGCCTGTTTCAGATAGTCCCATGCGCAATAGCTGATTCACCTTGTCAGAGAATCCAGTTATGCCCGTCACTTGTTTGCGTAAGTTATCTAAGAACCCACCGGAAGCAGCGGCTTCACCAAAGTTCAGAAGTCCACTAATTGAATCGCGCACCCCATCGCGGAATGATGCAAACGCATCTTCAGCTTGAACTAACTTATCTCTGGCAATAGTAAGTTTGTCGTTCATCTTTGCTAGTGCAGCGGTTGCAAGTTTGGAAGCAGCGGCAACAATTCTAGCCATCTCTTTAGCGGCAGCAGCAGCGTCCTTTTGAGCTTTTGTTAAACCACCACCACCAGTTGTGCCACCCTCGGTTGTTCCACCGCCAGTTGTTGCACCAGTAGAACCAAAGAAACCAGTTCGACCACGCTTGACATCCATGATGCCAGCATTCTCTGCGTTTTCAGCTAGTCTTTGCGCAGCCAGACTTGCAGCGTTTAACTTTTTAGTAACTCGGTTTTCAATGTTGTTACCGAAACGCTGGAAACTTGTCGCGCCGTTACTTTCTAGAACTGTTATTTCTTGATCTAAATTACTTGCGGCAAGTTTTGCATCTATAAACTTGCTAATAACAAATCCAAGTCCTACAACTAGCGCACCAATTCCTGTGCTTATGAGTTGAGTTTTTATTGCTGTACCTAAGACTTTGACACCTGCCGCACCATACAATGCAGCAATGCGCATTGCCGTAAGCGCAGAAGTAAGAGCAGCAATAATAGGTGGCCCAACTCTTAAAGCAATTATTGCTATTTTTATACCAATCAAAAGAAGGATTACGTCTTTTATTAGTTTTGACAGTCCGGTCATGTTACCTGTCAAAGTTGCAATTTCTGTATATAAAGTTCTTAAACCACCTTCAGCACCTTGAAATTGAAATCCTTCAACTACGCGGTCAATAGCCGGCAGTAACTTTTCATTAAATGCAGTAACAACTGATAACGCGGCAGGAAGTAATGCTTCACCGAATCCAGCCTTCGCATCTTCAAGTCCTGCCTTCAAGAATTTCAATTGGTTGGCAAGTCCGTCGGATGTTCGCGCTACGTCACCTTGAGCTAGTGCGCTATCTTTCAAAATCAAAGCATATGCGGCTTGTGTCTTAATTGCTTGCGGTAAAGTACCCGTTGTGGTTTTGATAAGCCCCATTGCAAGTGCTTGTTCTTTGAGCCTTGCTTCATTGAGCGCAATGCCAAAACGCTTAAGAGGTTCTGTTTCACCAGATAAACCTGAACGCAATGCCAGCAAAGCATCTTCAATGGGTACGTTGTTAAACGAAGCAAGATCAGCAGCGAGCGTAACAAGTGACTGCGACATTTTTGCAGACTCTTGTTCGTTGATTCCAAATGCGCGGAACAAGTTGCCGTAAGTTCCAGCCGCTTCAAGTGCAGCCTGTTGGCTAACACCTAAAGACTTAGCAGTTGTGGCAGACCAGTCTTGAATTTGTTTAGCGTTTTTACCAAATACGGTATTTGACTTAGCAATAGATTCAGAAAGATTAGAAGCAGCCATGACCGCAGACTGTAATCCTCTAGCAAGTGTGGCAACACCTACTCCAGCAAAAGCGGCTTTGAGTAAGTTCGCTTGTTTGCTTATGCCACCAATAGATTTTTGAGCTTGATTTACACCCTTTGGATCGAACGTGGAAACAATAGGAAAGATTACGGCCATTGAAAGAACCTATCCTTTGAGTTTGCGATTGTAGTCGTTCATCAGTTTCTTTATTGTACCGCGCACAACATCTTGAACAAATGGAAGTTCACGCAGTGCAGCTGGGTAAACGTAGCGCGAAGCTCGGCCTTGTGCATTCAATGCGCGAATCATTGCGCGGCCTTGACCGTTCTTTCTATGGGTGCGCATTCCACCTTTGTAAGGGTACGGCTTGATTGAATCGGATCTTCCCGACGATCTTTTTCTACCTGCAATGTCTGCAATCTGAAACGAAGCAGCACCTTGAGAGTTCTTACCTTGTGCGCCAGCAACAATAGAAACTAATGAAGTGCCTTTTCGTTCTGCCTTCTTAGTAAAGTTTGTTTTGACTGTGACCTTTACGCCGGCAGGTTGCCACGCAGTTCTGCCATTGTGAACCATGCCACGCAGCGGTGCTTGCGTTGGGATGTTGTTCTTGACTGCATCAGCTACTGGCTTCGCACCTGTTCTCAAATCTTTACGCGCTTGTTTAACAATGTCGTTGTCTATGCCTTTTAAGGTTTTGGCAACTTGAGCAATTCCCGTGACTTGCATCTTGAGCATTATGTCCCCTGACTATTCCGCCAGCGCAGATACATTCCCAATGTGTAAAGCATACGTTCTGATTCCTGCATCAAAACTGAAGGAGCAATTCCAGTTTCAACTGCAAGGTAAGCCAAATACCAATGTTGGGATGAGTCACCCAACCCGGTTATTTTGGGTCTTGTTCACTCGCTTCAATTGTTTCAACATCGTCACACCATTCTTCAAACGTCTTTTTGGTTTTACCCTGACGTTGTAACCAATGCCATGCCAACCAAAGTAGATCGGTAATACGGAAGTCTGATTCAAGTGAAGCAACCGACTTTGTGAACTTGTCCTCAAATGCAACAAGGTCACGCGCAGTAGCAGAAACTTCTTCTACTGTTTCATCGTTAAAAGTTACGCGCAGGTTTACTTTCATAGTTACGAAGTTGCCCTTGTGACTGTGCCTGATGTAGGCCATGTGATCGAGAACGTGGCAATGTCACCAACGCTAGATGCAAACGGACTGTAAGAGTTCACTAGACAAACTGCGGTGTAACTTGGGTTTGCAGTTGATACGGCTGAACTTGTTGGTGTGATAACAACAGTTGCAAGCGTGTTGAATAGTGGAAAGATTGTGGCATCTACGGCTGATGCTGCAAAGTCCTGCATGAACTGAAGCGTGATAGAACCAGTCTTAAGTCCACCAATGCGTTCGCGGAATGTTCCACCGAATGCAGTTGTTTCTAAGTCATCGGATTCTAAAGCCAGCTCAACGCTGTTTAGTGAAGTCGAGAGGTTTGTACCTGCCACGACAATTTTGTAATCGGTAGCCGAAAATTTGGCCATGCTGTTTTGCTCCTAGTCTGCGTAGCAGAGAACTACGAACTCCGCTGATAAATAGTTTACCTCACCAACAAGTAGTTCCCATAGTTACGCATATCCGTAACTCTTAGATCGAACGCCTTGCCTGCAAGTGTCTTGTCTGATTCTATCGCTAGTTTGATACTGTTCGTTCCTGTGCTTGAACAGTAAGAATCTATTGTGCTTTGACCTGTTCGTTCTGATACGCGCCCAACAATTACTTGAACCGCGAACGTGTAAGTCTGCATTCCCCTATGGAAGGTTTCGTCATAGTTAAGTGAAACTGGAAACACTATTGCAACTGGTGGGTTAATGCTGTCCGGCTGATAGTCGGAAGTTCTTAGACCGCTTATAGTTGCAAGGTTAGTTTTGATCCCTGCGCGTAGTTCTGTAATC